ATATCCGTTAGATTTTGCCCACTCAATAAACGAAAGCACATCATTGCGCCACTCTGGGCAAATATCAATTCCTCTCCCGCCGTAAGTTGGGTATCCGTGCGACTTAGGATCATAGCACCTATGCTTCATGCCACGCCAAATCCGATATAGCCGTTCTTTTGACATCCCGTGTGTAGTTATAAGGCTTTGATGATACTCGCACTCATTTTGCCCGCAAGACTTCACCATCCCATCCGTCAAATGGGTGGGTTTGGCAAACACCTCACGCCCGCAATCACATTTACATATAAACCCGTTTTTATCTCCTGTTACATATTTCACCGTAACGAGGCTTCCAAATCGTCTGCCCATCCACTCCGGGGCTTTATATTTACCATAATTAAATTCACAAAGACACTTAACTTGTTTTTCTGCCTTTATAGAACCAGGATAATGATATACTTCTCTCCCGCATAGCTGACACTCGACAAGCCATCCCTTATGAGGCACATACCCCTTAACCGTCCAGTTTCCTATAACCTGCCCTATCCACTTCGGGTTGCTCGGAAGATCATCAAGTCTTTTTTGCTGCGCGGCGACTTTTTCAGACCTCGCTTTTTCAGCCTCACAACCGCATACACCCTTGTTCTTGCCTTTGCGATAGTCACGCCAGTTGTGCGTAATTTTTTCTTTTCCGCACTTCTGACAAACCAGCTTCCACATTTGCCGCTTTTGCTCCCAGTCATACCACACATCGACAACTTCAAAATCCCCGTACACTTTGCCAATGCGTTTAGCATAACACTCGGATTGCATTTCCAAGACCTGTTTTCTGTTCGCCTCGTTGAACAATATTTTACCTCCTACAAAATGGCGTCGTGCTGCCCCTTTACCCAGTCTCCACTTTTACCATACTTATAGTAGCCCTCATAGGTTTTTCTATTTCCCAAAATATACTGTACCGTAGAAATCTGGAAATCTCCGTTTTTTCTCGTCTTATATCCTTCCTCTTTAAGAATATCGCAGATTTCCTTCATCGTTTTCTTTTCATCCTCACGCAGTTGAAAAATGCGGCGCACCATTTTCGCCTCTTGCTCATTTACGGTCAAGACCTTGCTGCCTTTCTCAGAGCTATATCCATAAGGAGCTTTTCCGCCAGCATACCCACCACGAGAAGCCTTAACATCACGCCCGCCACTCATTCTTATGGTGATAAAACTGCGCTCCAAATCTGCAAACGCCGCAGAAATAGCCTCATATACGGGTTTGTAAATACCAGCGTCCCCGAAATCCTCTGCCACGCTTATTACATCAATCCCGTTTCTTTTCAGCATATATTTGAACCCGAAGAAGTTTTCTACCTTCCTTGAAAGTCTGTCGTTTTTCGACACAATGACAGCCTGAATAGGAGGGTTTGTTATTTCTCCGTTCAAAATCTTCTTCAGCTCCGGCCTGTCCTTCACATCATCGCTGCCGCTGACGCCCTCTTCCACATAATGCTTCACAAGGTCGATGCCGTTTTTTGCACAGTATTCCTCTATCTCTTTTTTCTGAACATCAATGCCGTACTTGTCATCCCCGACCTGATTATCAGTTGAAACGCGGCAATACGACACAGCGTTTATCTTTGCCATAGTGTCGCCCCCTCTCTTTAATACCATTTACATTATACCGTAATTACGGATAACTGTCAATGCCTTTTTTGTTTTTCGCGGAAAATTTTAAAATGGCCTTTTTTCTGCATTTTTCAGCTAACAGGGGTTACTGCCGCCCTGCCCGCCGTGCCTATACCCCCTCCAGTGTATCGCCGCACCGCGCTGCCGGATGCCTGGTATTGTGTATGTGTGCGCTGCCTTGCTTCAAAAATTACGAATAATTTAAATTAAAAATTACGAAAAACGCTTGACATTATCCGTGTCTTGTTCTATATTATAATCACAGCAAGGGAAACCGCGCTGAACCCCACACAACAGGAGGACGACAAAATGAAAACCGAACTAATGAATATTCCCAAATGTCCAGTATGCAATGTTTCTATGGTTTATCAAACACCGCGCACATATGAGCAGCGCTTTGTTGGTGCAATGTATACCTGCCCTAACAATTATTGCCAATGCTCCGCGCTGATCCCGTCAAAGGAGCTTTTACTCCAGCTCGAAGGACAAAAGAAACGCGCAAAATAAAAGCCCCATCCGACGCGCCAACGCCGGACAGGGCAAAAGAAAATAAAAAACTTTGCAAAAAGGTATTGACAATAAGTATTACATATGTTATACTTATATTGTCCCAAGGGAAAGGAGGTGCAGCAATGGGAACCGAAGCCGAAAGACAGGACACCCGCAAGGCTATGGCTTATGACCTGATTACCATTATCGAGGCCAACCCCGCACAAGAGACCTACACGAAAGAGGAAGTTAAGAAGCTGATTAACACCTATATCAGCACGGCAGACCAGAAATAAGGCAACGGGGCGGGAAACCGCCCCACCCCTTAAAAGGCGGTGATAACATCGAGGTAAGGAAAGAGACCCCACAAGAGAGATACGACAAGAAAAACCGTGTTGTTATAGCTCTAAATCTCAACCGAAAGACAGATGCCGATATTCTGGAAGCGGTTGACGGGAAAGCGAAGCAAACAGAGTTGAAAAGGCTTATCCGACAAGGATTAGCGAATGAGCAAAAATAAAAGTTGCCCCGCCGTGCTACGAACACAAACGGGGCTGCCACCAGAAGCACTACCAACCAGCGACAAGGCTATTATAACCTACCTTGTCGCAGAAATCAAGGAGGAATTGTAATGAGCCAGAATGAACTTAACATCACAGCAAAGGAGCTGTTGAGCGTCCGATCTATGATTGCGGAGCTGGAGGCCGAGGCCGAGGCACTCACCGACAAGTTGAAAGCAGTAATGACGGAGCGAGGCGAGGAAGTCTTGCAGGGCGATGGATGGAAAGCCACTTGGAAGAATGTCACCAGCAATCGGTTTGACAGCAAAGCGTTCAAAGCCGCCCACGCTGACCTCTACGGCCAGTTCAGCAAGTCCACCACCACGACCCGCTTTGTATTGAGCGTTTGAGGGAGGTGTAGACGATGACAACCGTAAAAGAAGCAATCAGCCTTGTAAGTCAGGCCGCAGAAAGCGTAACCCTTGCTTATGCAGGAAACCAGGTTTCGGGCTTTAACTGGAAAGACCCGATCGCCGTTGAAGCATACGGAAATTTTGTGATAGAGGGAATTTACGCCATTAGTGAAAACAGCCTTGAACTGAATATAGCCATTCAGCCTATTGTAAAGGTCGGTGGAAAATGCGACTAATAGACTTCACCGGAAAAGAGTTTGGATGCGTCAAAGTAGTCAAGCGGATCGGCAGCAACCACCACGGCGCAGCTCTATGGGATTGCGTTTGCACTTGCGGTTGCGGTACACATAAAGCGTATGCGTCCAGCGCACTAATCACGATGGGAGATAGAAAGCACCCAAGAAAATGCCTTTCGTGGTCACACCATACATCACACGGCGGAGCAGACACCAGACTATACCATGTTTGGCAAGGTATGAAAACCCGATGCACAAAGCAAAACTACAAGTATTGGAAAGACTACGGCGGCAGAGGAATTACATACTGCAAAGAATGGGAGGACTTTGAAGCATTCCAAAAATGGGCACTTGACAACGGATACGATGAACACGCTCCACAAGGCAAATGCACACTTGACCGCATAGACAACAACGGCAACTACGAACCATCAAATTGCAGATGGGTTGATGGACACACTCAGAACATGAACAGCCGAAAACACTTTAACCGCAACAAAACAGACATTCGCCCGTATCTTGAGCGAATAGAGCGAAAAGAAATCAAGGTCAAAGATGCAATGCGAGAATTAAAAATGAGCGACTCGGTTTGGTACAGACTAAAAAAAGAAATCACGGAAGGAGATGCCGAAAAATGATTGTTCTTTTCATACTTTTTCTTCCTATCGCCATTGTGCTGGAATGTGCAAAGAGAAGCTAATACAAGCCCCTACAAGCCCGTTGGAGCAATCCGGCGGGCTTTTCCTTGTCCCTATATGGCCGGACACCCGAAAACGCCATACAGGCCATTACAGAGGCCATAGCGGGCACATTTGCGGAACGGTGGAGTGCGGCGGATATGGGCGCAAAATGGGAAATCGTTTTTAAGGCCACTTACAGGCGATTTAAGCGGCTTTCGTGTTTACCTATGTTCTGATACTACAACACCACAAAAACGCCGTGTGCGGCCTCTCAGCGGCCTCTGTGGGCATTTCCGCGCTGTTCCGCCTACGGCGGCCGCCAAAAAGGCAAAAGGGGACGGCCCGAACTCTCCACCGGGGCCGGATCCGTGCGGCCAGCCTCCAGCATTTGCCCCCTGAAGGCAATATCCAGCCAGCAGCACCCACCAAGCCCGCCAAAGAGGCACCAGCTCCGGCATAGTCGGGATAGTCGGGGGAGTTTTGAAAGTTGATAGAGTTTCACGCTGATAGTTGATAGAGTTTTTCAGCCATAGTCGAAAAAGTTTTCAAAAACCTATTGACTTTTCTGAAATAAAACGCTATAATTATTAGGGGAAGTATAACTATAATATAAATAACCACACAAACAGATATATCTCTAAATAAAAGTCCCTGCCAATCCATCAGGAAAGGCAGGGATTTTATTTATTTTATTTCTGGCGTGCTGCCATGTTCTAATAGCCAGTCGGCGCTTCTCTGTCTCATCTCAAACGGTATGTTTGTTATGTTGCAGATTGCTTTGTGTACTCCACGCCAAAACGCCTCATCGTTTGATGGTAATGCGACACCGTATTTTTTCGCATACCGTTCAATCTTCTTGCGGTCAAGCGATAGAAGAGCCTCGTTCCGTTCCTTCACAAACTGCGCCAAATAGTCGCTCACCCTCTCCCTCCTTCCTGCGGTAGTCGCCAAAGTCGTTTCTGTGCGATTTTCTCCTATGTTTTATAATAGAGTTTTTTGCGCGTCATAGTCGTAAGGTGAAATTACACTCCGCAATAGTTGTTTGATTTTCCCTTGCAATTTGCTAAGAGTTTTTCACTTCTCTTGCCTTTGCCAGCCGTTCTGCCATCTGCGCTTTCTGCTCGTCCGTGTATTCACGCTTCTGGCGGTAGGGGTTCTTACCCATCCTGAAGGGAAATAGCGGGCAGTTTTCACACACGCACAGCTTGACTTCATTTGCCGAGCCACAGCAGCAGTCGAGGCATTTTAGGCGGATCGCTTTCATCGGGGTCATAGTCCTCACTCTCCTTTCTGGCGGGATAGTTGGGCGCGGGTGTTCCAGGCGTCAATTGCCTGTCCTTCGCCGTTATATCCTCTCGTGGCCACATGGCAATCCATACATTCGATTGACCATCCCAAAATATCCTCAAAGCCATCATCATCCATAAATGTATGCTTGAACACTTTTGCTTCCCCACCGCAAAACGGGCATGGAAGCATCTTATAGTCGCTCATCCCTCATCCTCCTCCACAACTGAACCTGTTATGCGCTTCTGCAACTCTGCCGGGTCGGAGTCGGTGCCGAGGGGCATTTGCGGGGTGACTA